CATCGGTCAGCGAAGAGATTTTTCAAAGTTTGATTTTTGACTTGACTAACCGTTATAAATGTAGTATACAATACTAATGCGCCTGTAGTTCAACTGGATAGAATACGAGTCTTCTAAACTTGGGGTTGCAGGTTCGAGCCCTGCCAGGCGCGCCAGATTTTAGGATATAATATGGAACCAGAACTTAAACTTGTAGTGTCGTCATTTGTCTGGACTAATGTTGGCAGCCAGGATCTGCCTCTTTGGAAGACAGTTGGTGGTAAAGAATATATTGTTAAGTATTTTTCTGGTGCACCTTCATTTGAAATGATCAATGAAGAATTGGATAAAGTCGCCCATATGTTTGAAGGCGGCGATGCCTTTATCAGAGAAACTGTGGCCGGATTTGAAGTATACTATGCAGACGCTCCCACCAATTCAGAATTATTCCAAATCAATCTGAATGGTGCGATTGACTTTCCTCCTATCGATCTTACCGCAGTTGATGTAACAGAAGAAATGCAGGCTGTAATGCCGTAGTATTATAAATAGGGCGAACACTTTAGAGATGGAACCCTATGTTATCTTTCACACAATTTCTTTCGGAAGCAACCCACGTTGGTGGTATCCAACATATAGAACATCCTTCCGATAGATCGTTTGACAGTAAAGATGCAGCACACCACGCCTTGTCTACATTGCGTGGTGTTTTGCATGGGAAAACTCCTATTACTCGTAAGATCGATGACAAAATGTCCTATCAGGTCATTCGTACCAAAGAAGGTAAAGTCGGTGTAAAGTATAAGGGTCCTGGTGCCCACTACAACTTCTCTGAAAAAGATATTGATAAGCAGCATGGTCATAAACCATATCTTGCTGGTCCGCTAAAAGCCCTATTGAAGCATGTTGGTAAAGTTCTACCTCAGAAAGAGGGAGAATATCAGGGTGGCTATATGAGTGAACCTCATACCCGCGAAACAAAGAATGGCCACATTACACATACTCCAAATACAATTGAGTATCGCACATCTACTAATAGTCCAGAAGGAAAGAAACTTGCTGCATCTAAGGTCAGCACGGTCATTCACTCGGAACTAAAGGGTCCTGATCGCACCGCTCATCCTATTACAGACACATCACACTTCGATTCACATCCTGATGTGCATCTCGTGCAACATCTCGTATCACCAGAGCATAGAAAAGTTTCTTCCTATGTGGAGAAGGTGGTCAATCATCACCTAGATGCCGCAGAAAAGTCAATGAAGGGGCATTCATATGCCCATCTTGGTGGTCATGAACAACATCTAAGATCATACATCAACAAGACTGTAAGTAGTGGCGAAGCACCGTCTGTAGAGGGTTATAAGAAACATCTATCAGCCGTGCATCAAAAGAAGATTGATGGCGTGAAAACACAAGCAGCCAAAGATCGCAAGACAGAAGATATGAAACGAGACTTGCAGCATGTTCAAGCCCACACCAAACATTTCGACAAGTCGCTAGAGATTCACCATCATCTACAACAAGCAACAAATTATCTTGCACGTGGTCTAGATGCTCACGGCGCAGGTGGTTTTACTACACATATCAATGATAAGGCTGCAGGTGGCGAGGGCTATGTTGCAAGTGGTATCAAGGTAGTTGATCGCGAAGGCTTCTCTAAGGCCAATAGAGAACGTAGTGAAATCCTTAGAGCAAGCAGAGGAAAGAAATGAGCGAAGTTCATCACCATATCACACAAGGTAGAATGAATCCTATCACGGTTGGTCACGAGGCTGTTGTCAATCAGGTTCGTAAGGCTGCTGGATCACATGGACATACAATCGTTCTAACTGGCACACATGACGCTAAAAAGAATCCTCTTACACCAGAACAAAAACTAAAGCATGCCAAGAGAGCATTTCCTGGTGCTAATGTTCGTCTGCTAGACAAAGAGCATCCAACTCTTCTACATCAACTATCAAGACTTCACAAGCAGGGTGTAACACATTTACATCTACACGTTGGTTCTGATCGCGCTCATGAGTTTCATGCACTGACACATAAGTATAATGGTGTAGAGGGTCGACACGGTCATTACAACTTCAAAAAGATTACCATTCATACGGTGGGTAAAGAACGTTCAGATGCCGACAGTGGTGTGGCTGGAGCATCTGGTACAAAAATGCGTAAACATGCAGAAGCTGGTAATGAAAAAGAATTTCATAAGATGGCACCAAGTGCCATGTCTAAAGCACATAAGCACGAACTCTATAAAGATGTTCGTCGAGGCATGGGACTTCATGAAGCACTATCATTCAAAGATTTCTTAGGAGTAACAAATGTCTAACTTCATGTGGCAGGATTGGCCGGGTCTAAATCTAGCAAGAGGTAAAGTTCGTGGTGCCTCTGTTGTGCATAAATTTGGTGCGACTCCTCAGATTTCAACTTCTACGAATGCCACAATTTGGGACATTTCAGATACTCTTTATCCTTGGTCTGCATTTGCCACTCCTGGTGTTTTGAATGTTGATTGTGCCAGCACTTCTGATATCGGTCACAGTGTTACGATCACTGGTCTAGATGCGGACTTCAATGTTGTAACAGAAACAATTAGTCTTGCTGTTCAAAATAATAATACTGGCACACAGGTATTCAGTAGAGTTTATAGAGCGTTCTTTGATGGCGGTTCAGCAAATGTTGGTAATGTCAGTATTCAAATAAATTCTACTACTGTTGCTAGAATACAAGCTGGTAAAGCGCAGACACTAATGGCTGTCTATACTGTTCCTGCTGGATATAAAGGCTATATTTTCAAGGGTGATGCTACCGTGCAAGCTGGTGCTGATATGACTTTAGGTATGTATGTTCGCTACGGTGGAACAGGCGCTTTTAGAATTGGCCACCAAGCAGAAGTATCTCCAAACGGTTATCAATATGATTTTCCTATTCCCCTGGAACTACCAGAGAAAAGTGACATTGACATAAGAGCATACGCAAATACAAACAACATTCGAGCCACTGCGGTATTCGATATAGTTCTAGTAAAGGACAGCGAATTTAGTCAGTGGAGTAACGGCTACTAAAGGAGAAGAAGAATGGGTAACATTCTCGCATATCTAAAAGGTATTATGGAAGACAGTGACGGTTCACCATCATCGAAGAGACTTGTCACTCTCCTTTGCGTCTTTTTGATCGCGATGGGATTTGTTGCCAATCTTTTCTGGGACTATGACGTTGAACAATTCATGTATGATTCAATCATGTATATCGTAATTGCAGGACTTGGTATCGCAGGTGCGGAGAAGTTCTCAAAGAAAAAGGACTAAGTTATGTTCGGTATGATTCCTTTGCCAGTCAAATTGATGGCAATTATTTTTATTGTTTTAGGTGCAGCGGGCTGGGGTTATATGAAAGGCTCGGCTCACGCTGAAATTGAACTTGCTAATTTTCAGGCAAAGGCAGAGAAACAAATCTCTGAATTGAAAAGTGAAAATGCAAAGATTTCCGATAACGTTACTACAGAATTTGTAGACAGAACTAATACTATTCATGAAAAAGAAATCGTCTATCGTGATAAGTTGGTAAATCTTGGAGCCGGCACAAACGATCTTTCAAATGCATGGATAGAATTACACGACTCCGCAGCCCGACTGGCTGATCCTGATGCACAACTAGCATCTGATAAGTCTCCGTCTGGCATCATGGACAACGCGGCGCTTGCTGTTGTTCTCTCTAACTATAGAGTGTGCCACGAAAACAAGCAACAATTGATCAGCCTACAATCGTGGATCACACAAAACAAAGCAGCGATTGATGCTGCCAATCTAAATGCACCTAAGGAAAAGTGATATGAAGAATGTTATTGTAATTCTTTTGGCAGTTTCGCTGTCCGCTTGTAGTGTTTTTGGTGGTAAGAAAACTCGGCTGGTTCCTCAGGCATACATGCCGGAGCCACCCGCCATTCTTATGAAAGAACCTAAAGATTTGAAGCCAATCAAAGCGGATAAAGTCGATACTCCAGAAGAACCGAAGTCATAATTATTATAAATAGGGGTATAGAGTTTAAACTTGGAGACCCCAATGAATAATGTAACCGCACAATCTATCATTGAAAAGGCTAAAGCCAAGTCCAAGAAGGATTGGACTGGAGCTAAGGCTGATAAAGATCGTTTCATTCTTCCCGAAGAAACACATGAAAACTGTGGAACACCAGATTGCTGCGGCGAATGTGATACGGCTGTAACCGAAGCCAGAGGTTCAGACTACACTCTTTATCACAAATCATACACCGATGCAATCAATCATGCTCTTTCACATCACGAAAAGTCTGGTCTAAAAGTTTCAGATGATGATCGTTTTCAGCATGTTGGCGTCGGCTCTAAGAAGCCAAGCGAAGGTAACACAACGTCATTACATATTCCTGCCACGCATTCTAGTGGTAAGAAGCATATTCTTCACGTTCAAGTCTTCAATAAGGGCGGCACACATCCTTACGAACTAAACACATACTCAAGTGGTATGGGTCGTAGTGTAAAGGAAGAAGCCGAACTTGAAGAAGGTTACGGCATGTGGAAAGTAGAGTTTCCTAAGCAACATGTTGGTAAACAAATAGAAGCGGGTTCTGTCCATGTCAAGGCTCAAAACACGGCTCATGCGCACAAGGTTGCTGCTAAAAGAGTTGGTGTTGATCATAAAGTATTCAAATCGAAAGTAACAAAGTCTTCAATACTTCCAGAAGAAGTAGAAGATATCATGGAGCGCGGAGAAGACTCGAAGGGCCATTATCGTGCTACCGAAGATGGTGCAGGTCTAACTCGTAAGGGCGCTAAAGCAATGGGCGTCAAGACAGCCGTTACAACTCCGCCAAGCAAACTAGATCCAGATGGTAAGGCTGCAAAGCGCCGTAAATCATTCTGCGCCCGCATGGGTGGTATGAAGGGTCCAATGAAGGACGAGAAGGGTCGTCCAACTCGTAAGGCTATGTCACTTCGTCGTTGGAACTGCAATGAAGAACTAGGTAAAGAAAACGAATGGGGTCGTCCTGAACTCCGTAAGAAGTTTGCTGCTATGACACCCGGTCAAGAAGGTCTAGCAGCCGATGAGATTCCAGCAATGAATCCATTTTCTGGTGATGCAATCCATGAAGAACAAATCAATGAAATCTCGGCCCTAGGTGCCAAGAAGCGTTCCGAATTCGCTGCCAAACTACAAAAGAGACTTGCCGATCCGAAATCTATCGCAAAGGCTAAGAAAGAAATTGCAAAGAAAAAGGCAGCCGAGAAGGCAGAAGCACCTAAGCATCTTGTTATGCAACTTCGTAAAGCATCTAGCATTGGCTCAAAGGTAAAGTTCTATGATGGTTCGGAACATCATGTTGCTCCTAATCACGTAGAAAAGTTCAATGATCGCTATCACTCGTTGAAGTCATCGATTGAAAAAGAAAGTCTAGTCAAGCGCGCCCATAAATCACATGCTGAATTTATGAGAGCCATCTCAGAAGAAACTGAGATGGGACAGCCAGAGAAGCCTTGCACTTGTGATATCACTCCTGCAAATTATCCAACACCATCGCAACTATCACCAGAGCCAGCACTAGGTGACATGAACCATGATGGCGCAACTAATGAGTGGGATGAGGCTGCAATCGAAGCAGAAGTATCACATGAAATCGAAACTTCCGACTGGGATCATCTCGAACAATATTATGAAGCCGAGGAAGAAGATGAAAACGAAGACGAAGAACAGGAAGCAATCGATGAAGCGATTACTCCACAGGGTCGTCTAAAGAAAAAGTTTGCCGCGATGCGTAATAAGACACGCCGTAATCTCGCTAAGAATATGGCATTAAAGCGTATCGCTACACCAGATCGTATTAAGGCTCGTTCTATTCGCGCCGCTCGTCGCATGGTATACAAGCGCATTCTGCGTAATCGTGATCCATCTTCTGTATCAGCCGCAGAGAAAGCAAGATTGGAAGCACAAGTGAAGCGTATGGCTCCTATGGTATCAAGACTTTCAATTCGCCTTCAACAAGCCGAAAGAAAGCGTGATATGTCCCGCGTTCAAAATGCGAGAACAAGAAAGAAATAATTATGGATGAACTACAAACGGCTATGAAGATAGTTCTAGCCAATACATATGCAATGTATTTCAAAGCACAGGGCTATCACTGGAACGTAGAAGGCAAAGACTTCTCACAGATGCATGATTTCTTTTCTGGCATCTATGAAGAACTATTTGCCGCAGTAGATACTATCGCAGAAGAGATTAGAGCCTTAGATGCTTATGCTCCATATAACATGACAGAACTTGTAAAGATTACAACTGTTACCGAATCTAACATCTATGGTGTTGAAGTTTCTAAGATGTTAAATGATCTTTTGGCTGCAAATGCTTCTGTTATTGAAGCGTTAAATTCGGCTCATAGATTAGCAGAAGAAGAAAACAATAGGGGTCTGGTTAATCTAATTGAAGAAAGACTAGACGTTCACGCCAAGCACGGTTGGATGATCCGTGCATCCTCTAAGTGATAAATATAGAGGATAAGGAGATATAAATGTCACTAGAACAAACAATAAAAGACACACTGTTGTCAGAGTCGGTCGATCTAGATGCTCGTCTTCAACAACTTGTTCGCGCCGGTTTAATGCCAGCGAATACTATTCCTGTATTGCGCAAGGCTATTGCTAAGGTGCAGGGTGGTATGGTACTTCAAGGTGCCGAGCGTGATGTTATGGCAAACTTTCTAAACTCCATGATGTTTATTGTTCTTGGCGATGATGCCATTTTCAATAAAGCCAGAGTAAATGCTAAGTCTGTACCACATCATCCATATATCCAGTATGCAACCGAAGAAACCGAAGTTGTAGAAGGCGAAAACAAAGAGATGAAAGGTAAAGATCCTTGTTGGAAGGGCTACGAGATGGTAGGCACCAAGAAGAAGGGCGGAAGAGAAGTTCCTAATTGTGTACCTGCTAACGAAGAAGTCGAGAACTTGGACGAACTTTCAAGAGCAACAGTTGGTCGTTACTCTATGAAAGCGAAGTCAATCGCTGACAATGAGGGTGGTAAGGATCGCACTAAGGGTCGTGAACTAGCAGGCCGTAAGAAATGGGGTGGCACAATGTCTGGTGTCAAGAAAGCCAAAGTAATGGCAACCGAAGAAGCCGAACAGATTGATGAACTTTCAAAGAAGACTCTCGCATCCTATATCAATAAGTCAACGCAAAATGCCGTTGCTAGAGGTATCGATTACGGATATTCGAAGGACTCCAAGGACTCTGCTAATGCTCTAAAGAAACTTCCTAATAGGGTTCAGGGCATCAAGAAGGCTACCGATAAATTAACAAAGGAATCTCGTCGCGCAGAAGCACTTGCGGATATTGCGTCCGTAACACAGATGAATGAATCATATAGAACTACATTTAATGCAGCACTTGAACAGTTTAACATCAAGTCTCCCTCGGAACTTGATGAAGAAAAGAGAAAAGAATTCTTTAATTTCGTAGATCAAAATTACAAAAAGGGAGACAACTAATGTCCGCATGGGGAAATACAGACGCACTTGCTTCTAAGCCAAAGGTTGAAGCAAGAAAGGTTACTTTTGATGGTACTTCAACAAGTGTAGTAAGCACTTCGGCAGAGACTATCGAAATTCGTGGCACAAGTTTTGTTACTGGCGATGCCGTTGTTTACACCTCAACAGGTGCAATCGGTGGTCTAACATCAGGAACAACTTACTATGTTATCCGTGTTGATTCTGACACCATCAAGCTAGCCTCTTCGCTTTCGAATGCAAATGCTGGTACGGCAATCAATCTATCGGCAGTAGGTACAGGCACCGCCGACACACTTCAACTCGTTCGTTCGGATATCTATGGTGTCAACAAGAGCGAAGCCGCTGCTAACAAGTTAGAAGAAGGCTTCGGTCACGTTGGTTGGAACAAGATCGTAACTGTAGGTTCGCGCAAGAAGGTAGAAACTCTAGTTGCAATGTCAAAGAACTTTGCGACTGCTACCGACCTTGAAGACACCGTATTCCAAGACTATCTAATTGTCATTGGCACTCAACCTGCTAACGACGAGTCAGCCACTGGTGATGCGGTAACATTCACCGTTGCCGCTACTACCACACCAACTGGTGGCACAATCGGTTATCAGTGGGCAGTATCGACCGATGATGGGGATACTTGGAGCAATCTAAGCAATACTGGTGTCTATTCTACCGTTACAACTGCTACTCTAAATATCAGTGACAACACTGGTCTAGACGGCAATCAATATCGTTGCACACTATCAGTAACTGGTGCAACCGATGTAACTTCTTCGGCTGCTACACTAACAGAAGCCGCATAAGGTAATACCAAATGGCAGATAGCAAAGTAACCGCAATGACAGCCGCGACTGAGACTGCCTCAGCCGACGTTCTGTATCTAGTGAAACCCAATACAAGTCCATATGATTTCAAGATTACTATTGCTAATCTGTTCGGGGGCATTCCTGTTCCCGTAGTCCTAGAAGATAAACTAGTATTGAGTGGCACTCCGCAGACTTTAACCTCTGCGGGTGCCATCGATATTACATCTTCTGTTACAAAGATTACATCACCTGACGGTAGTGGCACTCTAACTATTGCTGACGGTGTAGATGGTCAAATCAAAACAATTATCATGCAATCAAATGCCGGAAATCATACTCTAACCATTACATCAAATATTGGTCATTCTAGCATTGCTTTCAACGGCGCCGGTGATACTGCTACACTTATGTTCATGGGAACTGTATGGTATTTCATCGGAGGCACTGCTACAGTATCATAATATGTTTGAACTTAATGATGACAACTTTTTGATCTTTGCTATAAAGAATTATGACAATCCGGGCTGTCTTGGAATGTCAGATTTAGAAGAAGATTTAAAAAGATTTAAATATATCAAAAGATTATTTCGTCGGTATGAAACAACAGATGTGTTGAGTGAAAGATTGATACTCAATCATCTTATTGTTTTATATAATGTTTTTGGTAACGAAGCATCTTTGATGCTTCTGTTCAAGGTTGAAAAGAAATACTGGAGTTATCTAAAGACATTTCTGGTCTATCTAAATAGAATGACCATGGATGATATCCCAGAAATACCTTTAGATATTAAAGTTGCATCTGAATTAAGGAAAATCAGTGTCTAGATATATCGATAACATTATAACGATGCGCATATTGTATATGCTAACTACTCCGTTTGATCAAACGGATGCATATCGTTTGGGTATTGTCGATGCGCAGGGTAAAGAAATTAAACCTATTGCAAAACTAGAGACTAACGAAGAAAAAGAAGCATACACTTATCTACATCGTTTGGTATTCAGACTTAAAAGAATCATCAATAAAGTTCCTATGGAAAATAAGAACTTCCTATCTTTTGCTGCTGCTGTTGCCTTAGTTAAAGAAGATGTTGAATATGATGATGATATTTTAGAGGAATTATTCTATATGGCACACGAAGATCCAGAAGCAATTGAACTCGCAGAAGAACTTGAAGGTAAAACACTTTCGTTCAAGCAATTTGTAGAAGAAATGGGTGTAGGTGGTGGCGGTGTTGCTGGCATCGGTATTCAAAATCCAAATATTCCAAATCAGGCTGAACCTGGCGTCTCAAAAAAAGCACAAAAGAAATGGCGCAAAAAGAATAAAATCGTAAGAAGGAATGCACAATGAGTTTGATGAAATTTTTAACCAGAGAAGAGCCAATCAAATCTCTGGAAGAGTTAGAACTTGCTAAGGGTAGAATTCAGTTGACCATCATGAAGATGGCCGCGTTTACTTTAGGTATGATCATGGTATCGGTGGTTCTTGTTATGATGGTGGGACTATTTGTTCCAAATGGCATCATTGATAACAATGAAATCTTTAAGATCATTGGTCCAGCATTCTCGACTATTGTTGGTGCTTTCGTCGGCGCATTTGCTACTATGATGGGTATGAAAACCGCAGAGTTTGATCCCAATGTAAAGGTTCAGGAACTAGGTAAGACTGATTACGTCAAGATTGCAGAAGCTAGAACGGAAGAAGCTAAAGCGCATTCAATCGAACTAGATAACGAAGCTAAGGAACTTGAACTTCTAAACAAGTATAAAGATTCCGATGAAGACTATGGACCATTCTAATGACACAACTAACAGAACATTTCACTCTTGAGGAACTAACTGTATCTCCTACAGCAAAGCGTCTGGGTCTTGCGAATACTCCAACACCAGAGCATATTGAAAACATGCGCTATTGTTGCGAGAAAATTCTTGAGCCAGTTCGCGCCAAGTTTGGGCCAGTTACAGTCAACTCATCTTATCGTGCGCCCAGAGTCAACGCAGCCGTCGGTGGTTCTAAGACTTCGCAGCACGTTAACGGTCAAGCTATCGATTTCGAGGTCAAGGGAGTTGATAACAAGACCGTTGCTGACTGGGTAGCTGACAACCTAGAGTTTGACCAGGTCATTCTAGAATTCTATTCCGCGGGTGACAAGAATTCTGGTTGGGTTCATGCATCGATCAAGAAGGAAGGCGGCAATCGCAAGCAGCGTTTGATCGCCACTAAGTCTAAGGCAGGCGGCACATCTTATACTCCTGTTAAAGATTTTGATCCAAGAACAACCAAGGAAGCTGGTGCACCTGTGGAAGCAGTTGCGCAAGTTGCTAAGACTGCAACTTCAACATCAACTGTTGGCCTAGGACCAATCCAGGCACTTCAAGTGAAGTGTGGTGTGACACCAGACGGTAAGTGGGGTCCAGGAACATTCAAGGCTGCTAAGGGATACTTCAAGCTATCAACTGCACAAGCAGCACACTTCTTCGGTCAATGCGCCCACGAATCCGGTGGCTTCAAGGTGTTCTCCGAGAATCTAAACTATTCGGCTGATGGTCTGACAAAGATTTTTAAGAAATACTTTCCTTCACTAGCTGCCGCTCAAGGCTATGCTCGTAAGCCAGAAAAGATTGCGAACAAGGTTTATGCTAACCGTATGGGCAACGGACCAGAAACATCTGGTGATGGTTGGAAGTTCCGTGGTCGTGGTCCCATTCAGCTAACGGGTAAAGATAACTACACTGCATTTGCTAAGGATATCAAGCGCCCAGACGTTCTAACAAATCCAGATATCGTTGCAACCGAACTCGCATTCGAATCAGCACTGTGGTTCTTCAATAAGAACGGTCTATTCGCTATTGCAGATAAGGGTGTTACCGATGCCGTGATTGGTCAAATCACGCGCCGAGTAAATGGTGGTACTCACGGTCTAGATGATCGTATCAAGAAAACAAAACAATACGCAAATTGGGGATAAGACATGTTGAATCAAATTAAAGATTTAATCAAGAAACTATTTGGTGTAGTTGACACCAATAAGGACGGTAAGATTGATGTTGCAGAAGTTACTGCCGCCGTTGATAAGGTGGAAGTTGCTGCAAAAGAAGTTGTTGAAAAGGTAAAGAAGGCTCGTAAGCCTCGCACACCTAAGGCCAAGTAATGGACTCGTTGGAAACAAAAGTCGCTGTTCTTCAACATGACCTAGAACAAGTTCAGATTGTGTTCGGTCGTCTTGATACGGCTATAGAGAAGATCGGCGATGTTTCCAACAGTATCAACAAAATGCTGGCGGTCCACGATGAAAAACTGGACCGCCAGGATTCTGTCAATGAAGATATTTACCAGAGTCTAGAAGTGCATAGAAACGAAACCAAGGCTAGTAACGCCGAGTTACATTCTCGCATCACAACCACTACCCGTGAACTTGAAACGAAAATTCAAAACACGGAAGACAAACTTCTAGAGGCCATCAAAGATTTAAAAAAGTCGGTCGAAAAAGAAGAAGAAAAGAACAAAGAACGTATTGACAAACTAGAAAAAGCCAAGTATCTATTTGTAGGCGGTGGTCTAGTAGTAGGTGCTATCATCACCAAAATACTTCCTATAGCACTAAAGTTTTTTCAATAAAGTCTTTACTTTACACCACTATCATAGTATAGTGGGACTATGAGCGCATATATTGATATCAAGTTTCTTCATGCCATCTCCCATAGGCTTGAGAACTTCAAGAAAAAATCTAATGATCTTTGGAACTGCAGGTGTCCCATCTGCGGCGACTCCTCGCGTAACAAAAAGAAATCTCGTGGCTATTTCTTTCTAGCCAAGAATAATATCAATTACAAGTGCCATAATTGTGGTGTATCAATGCTGTTCGGTTCATTTCTAAAGCAGTTTGATAGCACCCAGTATGGTCTATATGTTGTTGAACGTTACGCCGATTCCAATCGCATCGGCCCTAATAAGAACTTTAAGAACATTACAGAAGTTCTAAAGTTTGAAGAACCTAAGTTTGAAAAGAAGCCAGAACCCAGACTAATCGATTCGATTATGGATCGACTTGACACCTTGCCAGATGACCACGAGGTAATTCAATATGTTACTGACCGCAAAATCCCTCGCGATGCTTTTAGTCGGTTGTATTTCATTCCTAATGTTAAAGATATCATACAACTTAACAGTAAATACAAAGACTCGATCATTACATCTGAACCGAGACTCGCGATTCCTTTTTTTGATGGCTCTGGTAAACTCCTTGTTGTTAGCCTTCGCGGAATCAGAGGCGAGTCACTACGTTATATTAATGTTAAAGTAGATGAAGATGCTCCGTCTATTTTTGGTCTTGATCAAGTTGATCCGAAAAAAGAAATACTCGTCGTTGAAGGTCCTCTTGACTCCCTTTTTCTGGATAATTCTATTGCTTGTGCTGGAACATCATTCGGAAAGATCGATCAACTCCCAGTCCCAAAAGAAAATGTGACAATTATTTTCGATAATCAGCCTAAAAACCGTGAAGTCGGTAAGTTGATGAATAAGTATATAGAGATGGGTTACAAGATGGTCATCTGGCCCGACAGTGTGCCCGGCAAAGATATTAATGAGATGATTGAAAATGGATTGACTTCCGATGAAATTCAAAGTATTATAAATCATAATACGTTTAAAGGCCTGGCAGCTAAGGCGAAATACGCCATGTGGAGAAAGATATGAGCGAACTAGTCGCTAATGAATATGGTATTGAGTTTGACCATATTCGAATTACAAAGTTGCGTATTCACCGCACAGACGGTAAGTGGCTCGTAGAATATCGTCGGGCGCCTCGTTGGCTCCTGGGTCTTGACCGCTGGTGGTGGTTCAATGATGGAATCTACGTTGATTATGCCGATGCCTCGGCTAGAGTTGATCATCTTCGTGGTATTGGCTTCGTAAGTAAGACACAGTTTCAGACTGTCAAGGAGTTTGATGTAGAGTGAAAGTTATTATTGCAGGTTCGCGTAATCTTGAAAATTATCTACTAGTAGCACAAGCGATGCAACGTTGTGGTTATGATGTTACAGAAGTTGTTTGTGGTATGGCAACTGGAGTAGACACACTCGGTGATCGTTGGGCAAGAACGAATAACATTCCGGTGAAAGAAATGCCAGCCAACTGGAACAAAGATGGTAAGGCAGCTGGACCTATTCGTAACAGAAAGATGGCAGAGTATGCAGATGCCGCTGTCATCATTTGGGATGGTAAGTCTGCTGGTACTCGTAACATGGTCGATGAGATGATACGTGCCAAGAAACCCTATTATTTGCAGTTAACAGAGTCTAATTTGGAGAACCTATTTTAATGAGTGAAGTAAATTTGATCGGTATTACCAAGCCGAGTGCTTATACAGAATGTACCACAGCTAATGAACTTGTAGCATGGGCTGCAAGAGTTTCTAATCCTTCAAATCAAAACAATACAGCAACAGCACCAAAGCTAGTTCGATATCTGATTCAGAACCAACATTGGTCACCTTTGGAGATGGTCCATGTTTCTATGGAAATTAAAACAACTCGTGATATCGCTCGTCAAATCCTTCGCCATCGTTCCTTCTCCTTTCAAGAATACAGTCAACGCTACGCAGATCCTACAAAGGATCTTGGATTCATCGAACGTGAAGCCAGACTACAGGACGCCAAGAACCGCCAAAACTCGGTGGAACTGGGACCCGACGAAAACCGACTGGCCGAGGAATGGAACATAGTTCAAAAGCAAGCCATCAACGCAGCCAAGTTCGCATACAACTGGGCGATTGAGCGCGGCATCGCTAAGGAACAGGCTCGTGCCGTTCTACCAGAGGGTAACACCGAGTCGGTAATGATCATGTCTGGTTCACTTCGTAGCTGGGTTCACTATTGCCAGCTTCGTATGGACAAGGCGACACAGAAAGAACATCGCATCGTAGCAGAACAGGCTTGGGAAATTATCGGTCAGCACTTTCCGGATGTAATCAAGGCACTTGATGACATGGCACAGTGGGCAGAGTTCGAGAGAAAACTACCTTGACCAAAAATCTAGGAACGTTTAGAATCGCGGTTGGTCGCATTTTTTTCGCGCCAAATTTTGGGTTCAAAAAAGTCGGGTGGAAAATATGAAAGTTTTAGTCACTGGAGCCACTGGTTATATCGGAAGTCATCTTGTTAAAAAGTTGGCAGAGGGTGGGCATGACGTATTTGCCACGGACAAAAACTTGAACCAGAATAACATTGACAAATACGTTTGTGGTAATGTCATTCCGTGGGATATTAGAATTCCTACTTTCATTGGAACATATGACGCGGTGGTTCATCTTGCTGCATTGACTATGGTTTCTAAATCAGTGGAAATGCCAGTTACCTACTATAAAACAAATTTACTAGGAACTGATAATCTTGTAAGTGCTACACGAACCGATAATTTCATCTATTGTAGCACTGGATCGGCATTTCAACCTGGTAGTAGTCCTTATGCTGGTAGCAAGAGGGCGGGTGAAGATGTTGTAACTCTCTTACCAGGTTATTCTATTGCTCGTTTTTATAATGTCAGTGGAAATGAAGGTTTCAAGAAATTTGACGATAGTTACTATCATCTTGTTCGTAAACTGGCCGCTGTCGTGAATGGTCTATATCCAGAGATAGAAATTTACGGAACGGATTACCAGACAAGAGATGGAACTACAATTCGCAATTATACACATGTTACCGATATCGTAGATGCTCTTTATAAGATGGTAGAACACGGCGCAACTAATAATATCGAATGTTTAGGTAGCACAACTGGTAGTTCTGTTTTTGAAGTAGTTCGTGCAATGGAAAGAGTTATAGGTAAACCTCTTAATAAAGTGTATTCTAATCGCCGTCCAGGTGAAGTAGTAGAATCCGTATTACCAGAAGTAAGTCGATTTTTTGTTGAAAATAAAACACTAGAAGATATTTGCCTCTCAGCCCTGGAGTATGAAAAATGAGTGATACCGTAGAAGTTAAGCACGATCCTGTTTCCGATGAATATTATATTACATGGGACAAGTTTGAAGAAATGGGCTGGAAAGAAGGCGATACTATCGTCTGGACAGAAAATGAAGATGGGAGTTTTACATTGAATAAGAAGAATAATTATCAGAATGACGTTGAACAGTTTATGGCGGCCGCCGATCAGTATATTGGCGCAACTCCACATCTAAACGAAAATAACGAGGCTCAGGCCAAGCTATATATTGATCTAATTGACGAAGAATTTCGTGAACTTTGTGACGGATTTCTTCGTCGCCATATCGGTGACATTGCAGACGGCGGCGCAGACCTAGTTTGGGTCGTCAAGGGCCTATTTACTACTCTTGGAATTGATTTTGATCAAGTCTGGGAAGAAATTCGTGCTTCTAATATGAGCAAGGTTGTCGAAGGTAAAGTAATTCGTCGGGAAGATGGTAAGATTCTAAAGCCAGATACTTACTTCAAGCCCGATATTCAAAAGGTTCTAAAGAAGCAGGGAATGTAAATGGCAAAAGAAAACTATCTCGGAATTGAAATTGACCTGTCGCGGGACAACCTGTTTGACAAGCTAGGTATTCAGCGTCTACAGGAATCGTATATGCGAGAGGATGAGACTTCTCCGCAGCATAGGTTTGCTTTTGTATCTAAGACGTTCTCTTCCAATCCAGAACATGCCCAGCGTCTGTATGAGTATGCGTCTAAGCACTGGCTTTCGTATGCAACTCCTATTCTCTCGTTTGGTCGTTCCAAGCGAGGTATGCCCATTAGTTGCTTCCTAAACTACATTGAAGATACTGCGGAGGGACTAGTTGACAATCTTTCGGAAACAAATTGGCTGTCTATGTTGGGCGGCGGCGTTGGTATTGGCTTTGGCATTCGCGCCGCAGATGACAAGTCTACTGGTGTTATGCCTCATCTTCGTACCTATGATGCTTCTAGTATGGCTTACCGTCAAGGTCGCACTCGCCGTGGCTCTTATGCTGCTTATCTTGACATTTCTCACCCTGATGTTGGCCTTTTTCTAGAAATGCGTAAGCCCACGGGTGATCCGAATATGCGGGCGCTCAACTTGCACCATGGCATCAATATCACAGATGACTTCATGGAAATCATCGAACGTTGTATGACCGATCCTAGTGCAGACGATAGCTGGGAACTTCGTGATCCTGCCTCCAATGAAGTTCGTGAAGTGGTTTCTGCTAAGGAACTATGGCAGAAGATTCTTGAACTTCGAATGATGACTGGTGAGCCATACATTCACTTCATCGATACTTCGAACCGAGCGATGCCAGATTTTCAGAAGGCACTTGGTCTAAAGATTCACCAGTCGAATCTCTGCTCTGAAATCATTCTGCCAACCGATAAGAAGCGCACGGCTGTTTGTTGTCTGTCTTCTGTCAATCTAGAATATTATGATGCATGGTCTAAGGATTCTATGTTCCTTAAGGACATGGCAGAAATGCTAGACAACGTTCTCCAGTATTTTATCGACAATGCACCTAGCGCAGTGAAGCGGGCCAAATATTCTGCTATGCGTGAACGTTCTATTGGCATCGGCGCGCTCGGCTTTCATGCCTACCTACAAAAGAAGGGTATTGCTTGGGAATCTGCTGTTGCTAAGGGTACCAATATGCGCATCTTCAAGCATATCAAGACCCGTCTAGATGCAGCCAATCTTGAACTTGGTACAGAACGGGGTGAAGCACCTGATGCTACTGGCACTGGTCGTCGTTTCTCGCACATGCAGGCGATTGCGCCTAATGCGTCTTCATCGATTATCATGGGTAACACCAGTCCTTCGATTGAACCGTGGCGCGCTAATGCCTATCGTCAGGATACACTCTCTGGTGCGTATCTAAACAAGAATAAGTTTCTTGATAAGATTATCACAGAAGAAGCCAAGAACCACAAGGATGGGTGGTATGACGAAACTTGGTCGTCAATCATCGCAAACGATGGCTCTGTCCAGCATCTTTCTTGGATGGATGAAATCACGAAAGAGATATATAAGACTGCAATGGAAATCGATCAGCGTTGGGTTATCGAACACGCCGCTGACCGCCAGAAGTTTATTGATCAGGCTCAGTCTCTCAATATCTTCTTCCGTCCAGATTGTAATATTAAGTATCTTCATGCGGTACATTATCTCGCATGGAAACAGGGTCTAAAAACGCTATACTACTGCCGCTCCGAGAAGATCGGTAAGGCAGATAAGGTTGCTAAGAAGATCGAACGAGAAGCGATTAAGGAAATCGACTTCAAGGCGATGATCGATGGCGATACTTGTGTAGCCTGCGAAGGATAAACATATGGCACAATATTTTGCACAGATAGTATCTAAACCAGATTGTCCGTATTGCGTAAAGGCTAAGGAATTCATGGTTGGCATGGATATCCAGTATACTGAAATGGTAGTCGGTAAAGACTGCCAATGGGAAGACATTACAGCGCAACTTCCAAATGTGACAACAGTTCCACAGATTTGGATCAATGGTGAACATGTTGGTGGTTATGATGATCTAGTAAATTGGGCAGCGGAGGTATAATGTCTAATCTTTTGAGCGAACGCTCGTATTTCAAACCTTTTAATTATCCATGGGCATATGATGCCTGGTTGAAGCATGAACAATCACACTGGCTTCATACCGAAGTTCCAATGATTGAAGATGTTAACGATTGGAAGAAGCGCCTCACAGATGGCGAAAAGCACTTCCTGACAAATATTTTTCGTTTCTTTACACAAGGCGATATCGATGTTGCGGGTGGTTATGTAAAGAACTATCTACCGTATTTCCCACAGCCAGAAATCCGTATGATGCTGATGGGCTTTGCAGCAAGGGAGGCTCTCCATGTGGCAGCCTATTCACACCTTATTGAAACTCTGGGCATGCCAGAGACAACGTATCAGGAATTTCTTGAATACGAGTCGATGCGAGCCAAGCACGACTACTTTACAGATTTGTCGAATTCAAATGGAACGCCAGAATCAGTTGCGACCAATATCGCCGCGTTTAGTGCATTCACTGAGGGTATGCAACTGTTCTCATCCTTCATCATGCTCCTCAACTTCCCTCGTCACGGAAAAATGAAGGGTATGGGACAGATTGTTACTTGGTCGATTGTTGATGAAACTCAACACGCCGAGTCGATGATCAAGTTGTTCCGCACTTACGTTGAAGAGAACCGCGATATCTGGAATGATGAACTAAAGTCCAGCATCTACACTATTGCAGAACGAATGGTAGAACTAGAAGATAAGTTTATCGAACTGTCGTTCTCCATGGGTGCAATGGAAAATCTAACAGAAGATGATGTAAAGAAGTATATCCGCTACATTGCAGATAGACGATTGATTGCTTTGGGTATGAAGGGCATCTTTAAGGTAAAGAAGAATCCCTTGCCATGGGTCGAAGAAATGATCAATGCCCCGACTCACACCAACTTCTTTGAAAATCGTGCTACAGATTATGCGAAGGGTGCCCTGAGTGGTAAATGGGATGACGTTTGGGGAGTAGCAGCGTAGTGGAAGAACAAGAATGCTTTTCATGTGATGCTATATTTGAGGTAGCACATGACAATGATGAAGAATATTATAAAGTAAAATATTGCCCATTCTGTGGAACACAGATTGAAGAAGAGAGCCTCGACTGGAATGACTGGGACGAGGACGAATAAATAGTTCACTTTGGAGTGAACTTAATGGCTATTAAAAAGAAAAAGCCGTCGCCAAAGAAAGTGCATCGTGTGTATGTTACTTACTTTGACGACGGCAAATTTTATATTGGGTATTCATGTAAACCAGAGAAACTATATGAAAAATATTTCGGTAGTTCCTCTTATGTGACTAACTATGAAGGCGAAATGCGTAAAGAAACTATTGTAGAATATGATAGTAAATCGCATGCCAAGGCAGTTGAACATATGTTGCAATGGGAATATAGACATGATCCCAATTGTATTAATGACATGTGGAACGTTAGATTGCGTCTGTCTCATTTGAAAGGATTAGTATTACCAGACTGGAGACCAGGATGTTTTTCGCAGCACTCTTAATGCTAGTGGCCCTAGCGATTACTGGTGTCGCAGGCTACTTTTCTATCTTGGGATTGATGGCTATCTTCCCTGCATCTCCTATTGCCGTTGCAGCGATGGGTGGTGTATTAGAACTTGCTAAGTTGGTAACGGCCAGCTGGGTTTATAGAAATTGGAAAACTGCCAACAAGTTATTGAAGACTTACTTTACAATAGCGGTTTGTGTGTTATCATTCATCACCAGCATGGGTGTATTTGGTTATCTAAGTAAGGCACATATCGAACATAGCACCATCGGTGGATCATCGCAATTGCAGATTGCACAACTAGAAAGCCAGAAGGCTTCGGCAGAAAGGAGACTAAAGAATGCACAAACTTCTTTGGATACGCTGGACCGACTTACTACTGGCGAAAATATCCTCGATGCTAACTTCATTAGAAACAGGCAGAAACGGGAACGTGCGACCCTTAATCGCGAAATTGAACAAGCGACTACAGATATTCAGAATATTGAGACTAATCTCATACCGCTCAAAACTGAAACCCTTAAACTTGAGGCGGAAGTCGGGCCGATCAAATATGTAGCGGAACTGTTCTACGGTAGCGGTGATAGTGCCACTATCGACAAGGCCGTGCGCATGATGATCATTGTTCTGATCTTTGTGTTTGATCCTCTGGCTATTCTTTTGATTATCGCAGCGAATATGACTCTTTTAGGGTTGACAAAACGAGAAGAATCAGATACAGTTAATATTGCTTTTGAAGAACCGCAACCAACTGAGGCATTGAAAGAGGTTGTAAGAAAAGCGAAGAAGAATCGTAAGAAGACGCCAAAGCCCGTTGCACAAGAGGTTCCTGATTTCTTTGCGTTTGAAAAGCATGGCTCTACTCATGATGTTCCAATGCCAGATCCACCACGCAGAAATGCGAGGGGACAAATTATTATTGATGAGTCTAATATAAGGAAAATGTGAAATGACTATGACTACTATTGAAGCAATGCGTGAAGACCTTAAGAACAGCCTTCGTGCTAAGATTGGTACTGTGACTTTTACTAAGGCTAACGGTGATGAACGAGTGATGCGTTGCACTCTACAGGAATCAGTGCTTCCCAAGCAGACTGATCTAGAAGAAGCAGTCCAGAAGAAGGGTCCTACTGATTCGCTGGCTGTATGGGATCTAGAAAAAAACGCATGGCGCTCTTTCCGTTATGATTCTGTAATTTCAGTCACTTTTGAGGGTTGACAAACGACTCGATATATCGTATATTAGATATATTGAGAAGGAGATGTTATGTATAAATTGAAAGTGCCTGCCGCCGACCTTAAGTTTGTTGGTGCAGAACCCATCTGGACTAAAGAGCCAGAAAATATTGACACCGAACTTACCCGTGCGCTTAACTGGTACAACTATGTCGCGGATCCGAAAGACTGTCGGGCTTTTCTGGTTGACTGGTTCAAAGAATATGGCACTAAGGATCAGTTGAAGGCACTTTCAAGCATTTCCGATCGTCTTATTCCTCGTACCTATGCAAACATGGCTCGTATTGGAATGCGTGGCTTTCCTCTTACCGAAGCGCAGATTGCTCGTATCTGGGAAAACATTTCGGCTCTCTCTACTAAAAAGATTGAAATCGAAGAAGAGACTGTAGTAGAACCAGTTGCTAAAGCACCCAAGATTGTCAAGCTGGCTTCTAGTTTTATTGTTTCGGATGTTAATGATGAAATTGATAATCTTATCATTGGCGAAGACCCGAAGAACATGGGTCAGATCCTCATGCCTTACAAGATGACTGACAAGCAGTATGCCGATTGTGCAGAAAAATTGCAGCCGCTGCTGGCAGAATATGCAGAGGTTTTGGAACTTCGTCGGACTGATCGCAAGACATTGACAGACGAACAGAAGGAATTTGTGGACTCTTTTCCATTCTCTGGTATCACAATCATTAAGAAGATTGTGCAGATGATTGAAGGTTACATCAATGACCTAAAGAAGTCTTATGTCAGTAAGCAGGTCGCCAAGGTTCGTAAGAAGAAGCCCAAGGATAAGACAAAACTGGTCAAGGGTATTAAGTTTCTGGCTGAGGACGAGAAGTTCGGTAAGAGTATCGAACCCGTCAATCTGTTGAATTGCAGCGAAGTCTGGGTGTATGATACTAAGACCCGCAAGTTGTCCAAGTATTACAGTCCCGTTGGAGGCGGCATCACCGTAAAGGGCGCGGCGCTTGTTGGTTACGAAGAATCAATGTCCAGTTGTAAGTTGCTTCGAAAGCCAGAAGATCAGATTCCTGCATTTCAGGCGCTCAAGAAAAATGACTTGACAAAGTGGTACAGTTCTGTTAAAAGTAAGACTGCGAATGTTCGCCCGCGTCTGACGGCGACGACTCTAATTCTGAAAGTATTTTGATGCCAGATAATGACAATGTAACTTATCTTAAAATGCAACCTAAGAATCCGGATAACGAGGCATTCTCTTATTTTCTGGAAGGTGCATCACAACATGCGGCGTATCAAGATGCAGAGGCTATGGCAGCCGCATGTATGAATGGAATTCTTACCGTGATCAATAAAAAGATCGGTGGCATCAAGGATGACAATGTTCATGGTGATGCGGCTGTGATTGCTGTTCTAATTCAAGGTATGTTCATGCGTCAAGTTGGTGTTCCTTGTCCAGAAATCAATCTTCTGGACGATATTCGTGATATTTTGACTAATAAGGTAGAAAGTGAATGATTGTAGTAGACTTCAACCAAGTTGCAATTAGCAACATGATGGCCGAACTAGGTGGTCGGCGTGATGTAGAGGTCAATCTTCCTCTTATTCGTCACATGATCATCAATTCAATTCGTTCTTACAAGCGTAAGTTCGGCGCAGAGTTTGGTGAAATTGTCATTGCATGTGACAATCGTAACTACTGGCGCCGCCAGTTCTTCCCGAACTACAAGGCAAATCGTAAGAAGTCACGCCAGGATTCTGGCTTTGACTGGAATTCTATCTTCGAAGCCCTGCATCAGGTTCGTGTAGAATTACAAGAGCATTTCCCTTATCCGGTGATCGATGTTGATGGTGCAGAAGCCGACGATGTTATCGCAGCCCTTGCTGAATATAGCCAGACTTCGAACACCGATGGTCTACTACCCAGCGCAGAGCCGTTTCTGGTTCTCTCTGGTGACCACGACTTCAACCAACTCCAGAAATGGTCGAACGTCAAGCAGTATGCACCAGTGCAGAAGAAGTTTGTCAAGTTGACTGAATCGCCAGAGGCTGTTCTTATGGAACACATTATTACTGGCGACAAGGGCGATGGTGTTCCTAACATCATGTCAGACGATGATACGTTTGTGACTGGTGGTCGCCAACGTCCTATTCGCAAGCATCTGATTGCAGAGTGGAAGAACCAGCAGCCAGAACAGTTTATCACCAATGATGAGATGTGGCGCAACTTCCAACGCAATCGTGAACTTGTTGATCTGTCTCGCATTCCTCAAGAAATCAAGGATGCCGTGATAGATAGTTACGAGAAGCAGAAGGGCGGCAGCCGTAGTGGTCTCCTAAACTACTTTATCGCAAACCGTATGAAGCAAATGATTGAGTTGATCGATGAATTTTAAGAAGCCTATTTTTTATAACTCGGATGAGCGAGTTGGCATTACAGCCAGTTGTTTTGACCTGTTTCACGCAGGCCATGTTCTTATGTTACAAGAGGCCCGGGCGCAGTGTGATCGCCTAGTAGTTGCCCTACAGACCGATCCCACAATTGATCGGCCCGAAAAGAATAAGCCAGTCCAGTCTCTAGTCGAACGTTATATTCAACTTGAGGCTTGCAAGTATGTGGATCAAATCGTTCCATATACTACGGAAGAAGACTTGCTAAATATACTACAATGTTACAGTTGGGATGTCCGTATTATCGGTGAAGAATATTACGGAAAGAAATTTACTGGCTGGGACTTAGATATTGAAATTTATTACAACAGCCGTGAACATGGATTTAGCACCACGGAATTGAGAAAGAGAATTGAAAATGGCAGAACGACTACAGCCCAAGAAATTCAAGCAGATTGATCAGGCCCTAAAGTGGGCAACAGAAAC